CAAAGCCGATCACGAAGCTGTCGCAGCTCACGCCCGACACGCGCAACGCGAACCGGGGCACCGAGCGCGGCTCGCAGATGATCGAGAGCAGCCTGCGCAAGTACGGCGCGGGGCGGTCAATTTTAATTGACAAGCATGGGCAGATCATCGCGGGCAACAAGACCGCAGAGCACGCAGCGTCTATCGGAATAGACGACGTGGTGGTCGTGCAGACGGACGGCACGAAGGTGGTCGCGGTGCAGCGCATGGACCTCGATCTGAAGAAGGACAAGGCGGCGATCGAGCTGGCGATCGCCGACAACCGCGCCGGGCAGGTCTCGCTCGAATGGGATGAAGGCGTGCTCGAATCGCTGCAATCGGTCGGCGCTGTCGATCTCTCGCAATTCTGGACGAAGGACGAGCTGGAGCATCTGCTGGGCGGTGAAGGTGGCCGCGCTGCCGCGCTCGTGCAGCAGGAAGCCTTCAGTTACAAGCTCATCGTGGACTGCCGCGATGAGAAGCATCAGGCCGAGCTGATGGAACGGCTGGAGCATGACGGCCTGAAGTGCCACACGCTCATCTCGTGAGCTGATCATCCGGACATTACCAGACTTTACCGAACCCGAAGGAGGCCCGCCCATGCCTGTAATCGATCTGACTGTCGAGTCCCATGTAGAACCAACCGTGAGGGTTAGACAGCTCTCCAGCATGTTCGATGTGCCGCTCGAAGAGCAGCAGCGCATCCGGTTCAAGGGCGAGCTACCAGTAGAAACCAACGACTGGCAGATCGGGCTGATCGTCGGCCCCTCGGGGTCAGGCAAGAGCACGATTCTGCGCTCGATCTTCGGCACACCGCAGCAGCTCGAATGGCCCGAGGGCTTGGCGACGATCGATTGCTTCGATAAGGCGCAGAGCGTGCAGGACATCGCTGCCATCTGCCAGTCGGTCGGGTTCAACACCATCCCGGCGTGGATGCGTCCCTATGCGGTGCTGTCGAATGGTGAGAAGTTCCGCGTGGAGCTCGCTCGCCACATGCTCACCGACGACGCGATCGTCATCGACGAGTTTACGAGCGTGGTCGATCGACAGGTGGCGCAGATCGGTGCGCACGCCGTGCAGAAGTACATCCGCAAGCACCCGGCGAAGCGCTTCGTGGCGGCGTCGTGTCACTACGACATCATCGACTGGCTTCAGCCGGATTGGATCTTCGAGCCGGCCACAATGCACTTTGCACGGAGGTCACTTCGAGGGCGCCCGGCTCTCGATGTCGAGATCAGGCGTTGCTCCTACGGTCTTTGGCAGCTCTTCGCTCCGTTTCACTATCTGACGGCAGAGCTGAACAAAGCAGCGGCATGCTTCACGATGTACGTCGGCGGGCGAGCTGCTGCATTCGCTGGAGTGCTGCATCGCCCACATGCGCAGGCCAAGAACATCAAAGGGCTCTCGCGGCTGGTCACGCTACCCGACTGGCAAGGGCTCGCGCTCGGGCCGATCTTGGCGGAGAAGATGGGCGCAGCGTACAAGGGCGCAGGCTTTCGCTTCCGCACCTACCCGGCGCACCCGGCGCTGATCAGAGCCTTCGCGCATCGCAGTGACCTGTGGCGACTCACCAAGCGCGGCGGCGACTTCAGCCCGCGAGCTGGTGCGACGAGCACCGCAGCAATGGGCGGGCGACCGTGTGCGGTCTTCGAGTACATCGGCGGTGCTATGGACTCCGAAGCGGCGAAACGGTTGATTGATAAGGGGTAGGGAGTCATGGGGCGACCGAAGAAGCCGGTAGACGAGCGAGCCGTGCAGGTGTTGGCCGGGCTGGGCCTGAGCGTGAAGGACATCGCCCATGTGATGAACATCCACGAGCGCAATCTGCAACGCCGTTTCGCCACCACATTAGAAAAAGGCCGCGCCACCGTAAAATCGTCGCTGTTACGGCGTCAATTCGAGCTTGCGATGGGTGGCAACGTGACGATGCTGATCTGGCTCGGCAAGCAACTGCTCGCGCAGAGCGACAAGCGCACGATCGGCGTCGAGAATGCCGATCGACTGAAAGAGCTGGCCGATGGCGTGATGGCAGGACTCGCCGAAGCAGCCGACGAAGAGTAAGGGGGAAGGATGAAGCCATTCTCGCCCAAGGGTGCGCGACTGATCGCGCGCCGCCCCGAGCGGGATGCGTTCATGACGATCCTCGAGGGTTCGATACGCGCGGGCAAGACCTGGGTGATGCTCGCCAAGATCATCTTCGCGCTGCGCTTTTACAAGGTCGAAGGGCATCGCGTGATCGTCGGTCAGTCGATCAAGGCGATCTATAACAACGTCCTAAAGGACCTCTTCGAGTTTATTGGCGACGCCAATTACACATTCAATCGCAGCTCGGGCGAGCTGTGGTTATTCGGTCAGCGCTGGATCGTCATCGGTGCAAAGGACGAAGGTGCCGAGCGCGCGATCCGCGGTCTCACCATCGGCCTGCTGTATGTCGATGAAGTCGTGCTGCTGCCTTACAACGTCTTCCAGCAGTTACTTGGTCGTATGTCACCGGATGGCGCGCGCTTCTACGGCACGACCAACCCAGACAAGCCCTCGCACTGGCTGAAGGAAGAGTATCTGGACAACGACAAGCTGCCCGAGGGCTACATCCGCTCGCTGCACTTCACGATGGACGACAACCGATCGCTGTCAGCATTCAAGCGCGCGCAGTACGAGGCGAGCTTCAAGGGCGTCTTCTACGAGCGCATGATTCGCGGCAAGTGGGTGATCGCTGAGGGCGCAATCTATCGCGACGTGTGGGACGAGCTGCTGCTGTATGACGACGCGCCGATGGGCATGAAGGGGCAGGGCGGGCACATCGACCACTTCACGGTGTGCGACTACGGGACCACCAATCAGTTCGTGCTCTCCGATGTCTGGGACGATGGGCGCATCCTGTGGTTTGACGATGAGTACGTCTGGGACTCCAACAAGGAGCGCAGGCAGAAGACAGACGAGCAGTACGTCGAGGACACGATCGACTTCATGCGCAAGACCGGCGCATACGGCGAAGTGGTGCTCGATCCCTCGGCCGCATCGTTCAAGGTCGCACTCAAGCAGCGCGGGATCTTCGTCAAGGATGCCGACAATGAGGTGATCGACGGCATTCGCATGACGATGAGCATGCTCGGCAATCGGCTCATTCGCTTTAATCGGCGCTGTAAGAATGCAATAAAGCAGATGCCGAATTACGCATGGGACCCGAAGGCGGCGAAGCACGGCGAAGAGGAGCCGCTGAAGATCGACGATCACTCGCCGGATACCGTGCGGTACGCTGTCAAGACCAAGGTTCCGGCGTATCGCGTCCAAGCGATCGCCGCATGAAGGGGCAGCAATGACGACTGATCAGCAGCGCCGCGTGGCGCAGATCGCGTATGAAGCGTATGTAACGGCAGCGGGCGGCAAGTCGCTGGTGAGCGGTGATCCACTGCCGCAGTGGGCAGCTCTGCCGCTGATCATCCAGCAGGCATGGATCGCAGCCAGCGCAGCCGTGCAGACCGCCGTGGCCGCTGCGTCGGCTGGCTTGCGGCACCTGTAAAGCAGCACTTTACAAGCGAAGGGAGGGCGCTCATGGCGTCTCGACGTGGTGTGCGCTCTCGGGCGCAGGAAGTCTACTCACGAGAGCAGTACACGAACATCGAACGCATGGCCTCACTGGGTGTCGATGTGAACCGGCTGGCAGCGCTCGCGATGAAGTACGACAAGCGCGGCAACGGCGATCGCATCGGCCTCGACTCGTACAGTAACCCGCTCGCGCGGCAGGGCTGGGGCACCAGCTCGCTCGCCGAGGCTGCGTGGTATCCGATCACGCGAATCACCAATGACTGGTACACGATCAATTCGCTCTATCGGAATAGCTGGCTGATCCGCCGTCTGATCGATACCGTCGCGCACGATATGACGAAGGCGTGGATCAGGATCAATAGCTCGATCAACGCCAAGAAGATCAAGGACATCATGCGCGTGATGCAGAAGACGCGCACGCGCGCAGCGACCACGAACTGCCTGCGCTGGTCGCGACTGTACGGCGGCGCTGGCGGCGTGATGATCCTCAAGGGGCACGACCTCGAAGAGCCGCTGGAGCTCGACATGGTGAACCCTGACGACTATCAGGGCCTCATCGTCTTCGATCGCTGGTCGGGCATCATCCCCGAGGGCTGGGTGATGGGCGACATCGAAGATCCCGGCAGCTTCGAGCTGCCGGAGTATTACACCTGCACGACGAGCGACACCGATCTGACCGTGAAGGTGCACGCCAGCCGCGTGCTGCGCTTCGACAATCGCACGCTGCCGCAGTGGGAACGACAGGCGGCGATGGGTTGGGGTGAGAGCGAGGTCGAGGTCGTCTATGAGGAGATGAAGAAGCGCGACAATACCTCCTTTGCGATCGTGAACCTGCTCTTCCGCGCGAATCTGCTCGCCGTGAACGGCATCGACAACGCCGAGCAGCTTTTCGGCGTCGGCTCGGACGTGGCAAAGCAGCGCATGCATCGCGCGATCTCCGAGATGAATCACATGCTGTCCAATCAAGGGCTGCTCACGCTGCCCAAGGACGCGCAGCTCCAGACGCATCAGTACAGCTTCGGCGGCGTGGGCGATGTCTATCAGCTCTTCGCGCTGGATATGTGCGGCGCGGCCGAGATGCCGATGACCAAGCTCTTCGGGCGCACCGCGACCGGGCTCGGCCAGTCGAATGACGCCGACGAGCAGATGTGGGAAGACAAGATCGCGACCGATCAGAGCTTTAATCTCCGACCGGAGATGGAAGACAAGCTGATCCCGGTGATCGCGATGAGCACATGGGGCACCGTGCCCGACGATCTGGACTGGTCTTTCAACTCGATCCACAAGGCGACCGACAAAGAGCAAGCCGAGCTGGCGAAGACCAAGACCGAGGCGATCGTCTCCGTCTATAACGCGGGGATCACCGGGCGGAAGACTTCGCTGATCGAGCTGCGCGGCATGGCAGAGCAGACGGGCATGTGGGCGCAGTCGATCACCGATGAGGACGTGGACGCCGCCGACAACGAGCCGACGATGCCGGATGCGGGCGGTCTCTTCGGTGAGCAGGGCGACGAGCAGGACGAGCCGAAGGACGGCGATGAAGAAGCCGCCTAGAAGCTCATGGCAGTACGCAAAGCGCGCAGAGCAGTCGTATGCAGCAAGGATCGACGAGCTGCTGCGCACCGACTTTCTCCGGCCCTACCTCGCAGAGCAGCGCGCAATGCCTGGCCGTCCGTTCGACGCTGCGCGCTTCGATTCGAGCGGCTTCACCGAGCGCATCGTCGAGGGCATGGTTACCGAGGTCAACGGGCGCAACCTGCGATCGTGGCAAGAGGCAGCACGACGCTGGGCACGCCCGGGCCTCGTCCAGCGGGCGATGCAGCGGGATCTGAGCGGCTACGTGGGGCGCGTCGCACGCGAGATCGTCGAGACCAACGCCGCGCAGATTCGCTCGGTGCCTGAAGATGTCGCGCGGCGGATCACGAAGTACGTCCAGAAGAATCAGCTCGAAGGGGTGCGCAGTGACTCGATCGTGGCCGGCATTCTGCGGCGGGCGCCCGAGCTGACACACACGCACGCGAAGCTGATCGCACGCACCGAGACGGCCAAGGCACAGAGTGCGCTCACGCGGGCACGAGCCGAGCGCATGCAGCTCCCTTGGTATCAGTGGTCGACGAGTCAGGATTCGCGCGTGCGCCCGTCGCACCGCTTTATGGATCAGGTACTCGTCGCATGGGCCAACGCACCAGCGCCCGAGCAACTGATCGGAGTGCAGTCGAGGCTCGGGCACTACAACGCGGGCAACTGCCCGAACTGCCGGTGTGTCGCGCTGCCGATCGTGCTGCTCGAAGAGATCACATGGCCCGCCAAGGTGCACACCGGGGATGCCGTGGTACGGATGTCGCGCGCTCGCTTCATAGCGTTCGCCGGATTGGATAAGGCCGCATGATCACACACGCTCTGAATAACTCGTTTCTGACCCTTTTCGTGCTGCTGATGTTTGGGCACGCGCTCGCCGACTATCCATTGCAGGGCGACTTTCTCGCGAGCGCAAAGCGCGGCGGCGTGGCGGGTGTGCCGTGGCAGATCGCGATGCTCGGGCACGCGGTCATCCACATGGGTTTCGTGCTCATCTTCACGCATTCGATGGCCTGCGCGATCGGCGAGCTGATCGTGCATTACGCGATCGACTGCGGCAAGGTGCGCGGACACTTCACGTTCACCGTCGATCAGCTCGCGCACGTCGCCTGCAAGCTCGTCTGGTGCGCGATCGTGGTCTCGTTTGGAGGGCACTGATGCAGGTCTATTACGGCGTCCCGTTGTCCGACAACATGCACACGACAGACGAAGGCTATCTCGTCTGTCGCGATGTGCCGATCGCACGCACCGGCTGGCACGATTACAAGGGCGTCGAGCTGAACGATCCCGAGCATGCGCCCTTTCAGCCCTACCAGACGGTGAGGGTGCTGCGCACGGCTGAAGAGCTATTCGACCCGAAGGTGATGGCGAGCTTCGAGGGCAAGACGATCACGGATGAGCATCCGGACAAGATGCTCGACGTGAGCAGTGACAGCGAGCACTATCGCGGTCACACAACCAACATTCGCCGCGGCGGTCGCAATGCCGAAGGCGAGGAAGAGATGCTTGGCGACCTCTGGATCAAGCATCCCGATCTGGTGCAGGCAGTGCAGCAGAAGCGCAAGCGCGAGGTTTCGCTGGGCTATAAATTCCGGCTGGCGCAACGGGCAGATGGCACTTGGGAACAAGTACATCTCCGTGGCAATCACGTAGCGGTTGTTCCCAAAGGCAGAGCCGGAAGGCTCATAACCATCCGCGACTCTGCGGATGCTCTCGACGTAAAGGAGAACCCCATGGCTAAGAGCCTTCTGCATCGCGTGCTTGCCAGCATGAGCAAGAACGCCGAAGCTCACACCGAAGAGGACTTCGCGAACGCTTCGCGCGTGCTCTCGATCTCACCCACTCGCATCGGTCGCGACGCCGAGCCATCAGGCAAGGAGATGGACGACGACGACGACGACGACGAGGGCGGCAGCAAGAAGGGCAAGGACAAGAAGGGCAAGGACGGCGACGACGACTGGAAGAAGAAAGAGAAGGAAGCGAATGACGCGATCGCCGCGAAGGACGCGATCATCGCTGCCAAGGACGCCGAGATCGCGCGACTGAAGGCGGGCAAGGATGAGGACGGCGATGGTCTGGAGCTGTCGAGCGTCGTGCTCACCGATGACGAGAAGATCAAGGACCTATTCGCCGTCGCTGGTGCGGACGCTGCTTATGACGTGCTGAAGGCGCTCAAGCCGCATGTAGCTGCGAGCAACAACAAAGCCGTCATGGATGCGTTTCGCGAGCAGGCCGAGCTGGTGCGCAAGATGCGCAACGACACGGCGAAGACGCACGCGAAGCTGGTCGGTGATGCAGCGTATGCCGGGCTGGTGAAGGCGCGCAAGCCCGAGGCAGTCGTCGATGGTCAGAAGCGCATGCGCAGCGAAGAGGGCGCGGACAAGACCGGCAAGGACGCTCACACCCACGAAGGTGCACAGGATGATGTCGTCGTGAGTTATCAGAAGACGCTCGACGCTCGTCGGCAAGCTGCACTGACGGCTGGAGCCGCAAAGTAGTCAACACGGAGAAGCATCAACGCGCTCTCCGTGTGTGAGCGCGCGACAACCTCAACCCATAACACTTCGAGACAATGGAGGTTTCCGCAATGCCCTCGAAAGCAATTGGCACCAGCCTCAATTACGGATTCCCGGGCGAGTTTTCTCGCAACGGGGATTGCGTAATCAAGTCGCGCTTCGTCTTCCTCACGGATACGGTCGGCCCCAACTTCGGCGATCCTTGCGTGCTGAATAGCGATGCAACGGGTGGAACGTGGTCCAGCGTCGCCGCTGCGATCGCGCGCTCGGTCACTGTCACCGCTGCTCTGATCGGCGGCGTCGCTGTGCGCAACGTGAAGCAATACAGCGATTACAACAATCAGAACGGCATCGTGAACTATCTGCCGGGGCAGCCCTGCGATGTGATCGAGCGCGGCTCTGTCGATGTCGTCTGCAACGTGGGCACGCCCACCGCAGGCGGCGGCGTCTGGATTCGCACCGTTGCCAACGGCTCGATTCCCGCAGGCGTCGTCGGCGGCTTCGAAGCGGCGGCTGACGGTTCGAATAGCATCTCGATCACCAACATGCGGTGGCACTCGGGGCTGAAAGACGTGAACAACGTCGCCGAGCTGACCATTCTGTCGCGCAATCTCCCCTAACCACAGTTCGTAACCTCTGATGTGACACAACCCCGGAGGCCGTACGGCTGAGGGAAGGAGACACTTCGCAATGAAAACGCATCCGCATGTAGCAATGCTGGCGGGTTTTGCCAAGTATGCGAATGACGCCGCACCGCGCGGCATGATTCGCGACTTGAGTGGCATGGACGCTGCCGTCTCGGGTGGCCTTGCTTTTCTGATCGGCGAGCTGGAGAAGCCCGATCTCAACATCAGGGAGCCGCTTGCCAGCGTCACCTATGACGGAGACATCCCGATCAACGTCGGCGGTGGATGGATCGACTTCACGTCGAACCTCTTCGTTAACTGGGGCACCTCGGGGCCGAATCTTCACGGCATCCAGGCGAACCGCAACACAAACATTCCGATCATGCAGGCCGATCTGTCCAAGGACAAGTTCCCGGTGTTCAATTGGCAGAATCAGCTCCGCGTGAACTGGATCGATCTTCAGAAGCTCGCCAACACGCCGCGATCGTTTCAAGACCTGCTCGACAAGGGCGTGCGTCTCAATTGGAACCTCGCGATTCAGGAGATGGTGTATCTCGGGCTGGTCAAGGTATCGGGTGGAGTCTATGGGCTCTATAACGATCCCTCGGTCACGACCACCACAGCGGCAGCGACGGGCACAGGCTCATCGACGCTCTGGGTGAACAAGACCTTCCAGCAGATTCAGTTCGACATCACCACGATCATGAACAACATCTGGACCGCCAACCAGTACGCTCCGGATGGCATTCCCGACACGATCGGTCTGCCGCCTGCACAGTGGCAGCTCCTCAACAACACGATCATTACCGTGAACGGCTACCCCGGTGGCGTCTCCATCCTGCGCTTCATGCTGGAGAACAATCTGGCGGTCGCGAACGGGCGCACGCTGCGCATCGTCCCTCGCCGGCAGCTCATCGGCCAGGGCACGAGCGGCACCGATCGCATGGTGGCGTACATCAACGAAAAGCGCTTCTTGGAGTTCGACATCCCGGTGCCCTGCGATCGCGTCATGACGCAGGCAGCGATCGAGGATGCGGGCGGCGTTTATAACACGCTGTATGCCGGGCAGCTCGGCGTCGTGAAGAAGCTCTATCCCGACACGCTCGCCTATATGGACGGCATCTAGTCACGCGGCGATTGGGCGCGCATCCTGTCACAGGGGTGCGCGCTTCGATGCGTCACCACACCAGCAGTGAAGGGAGAGCACAGATGGCACCAGCAGCCGCTTCATCCAAGACGCCGCCGACCGCCGTGGCCGCGACCAATCAGCAGGAGCGCGATGCGCAAGCTCGCGCAGCAGTGATCGACAAGGCGAACAATGCCGAGGGCGAGATCACGATCCAGACCACGCGCGCGTTCCACTTCCAGCATCCGGGCAGCAGTGCCTCGGTTGTCGTGAAGCCGAACACGCCCACCGTCGTACCCGCATGGGTGCAGCACTCCGACACATGGGCGCTCGCCACCAAGGAAGACAAGATCGAAGGCTATCCGGCGCAAATCCAGTTACTCAAGGACGCGAAGCCGGGGACCGTCGAGACCGTCTCCGACAATGCAGGCACCGACGCTCCGAAGACACCAGCGCAGATCGCCAAGGAGCAGGAAGCGATCGATGCCACGCACGACTTCTATCGCGAGGGCGCAGGCAATCCGCTGCTGAGTGAGGACTTTGCCAAGGAGCAATCGCGCGGGACGTTCCGTCGCGCAGTACCTCGCGACGTGACCGACGAGCGCACCGATGAGCAGCGCAAAGCGGAAGCGGACGAGCAAGCGGAGCGAGTGAAACAGCAGCAGCTCGCAGCGCAGGGCAAACAGCCTGATCCCACCAAGGCGGCACTCGACAAGGGCGCGGAAGCGCAGAAGTCGGGCGACGCTGCACAGACCGCGCAAAAGTAACGCGCGCTGAGGAGGCGCGAGCAGATGGCATTTCCAGACCTACTCACGGTGCTGCATAGCTGGTGGGGATCGTCGTATACCGGCATAAATGCCGATGGCTGGGTCATCACAGCCCAAGGCAATAACTACGACGCAAACCCTGCCTATGGATACGCCGATCTGCTCGCGCTCTACCCCAAATGGTTCGGACCCGCGGTCGGTTGTCAGATCACGACGACCGTGGGCTCGGACGTTGCGACTCTCTCTGCCTCGGTTCCCGGCCTCGATCTCGGCGATCTGCTGATCGCGAATGGGATCTTGCAGCCCAACACGGTCATTGACAACGTGAACGGCACGACGCTCACGCTCTCACTGCCCGCACTCGCCACCAGCACCGCACAGGCTGCGCTCGCCTTCCCGACGCCGCTCGTGCCCTATGCGGTGATCTCTACCTTCCTTGTGCTCGCCCAGGCAAGCGTCTCGCAGCCGCTCTTTCAGGACTCGTGGCGCTTCGCCATGGCGCTCTACATCTCGCACTTCCTCACGCTGTGGTGCCAGTCCGAGGGCGACCCGCAGAGCACACAGGGCGAAGCCGCGCAGGCAGGGCTCGCGCGCGGCATCGCGGTATCGAAGGGCGTCGATGGCGTCTCGGTCGGTTACAAGCCGTGGACCGATGCGATGGGCGCATGGGGCGCATGGCAGGGGACGCAGTACGGCGCGCAGCTTATGTCGATGGTCGAATCGGTCAACTTCCCTCTGGCCTACTACCAATGAAGCCGAGGGCGAAGCTCAAGACGACGAAGGACAACACGCGGCAGCTCTACCAAGCGCTGACGCGCATCGCTCGCTCGAAGGTGTATGTCGGGATCCCCGTCGAGAACAATCCACGCGACGACGGCGAGGACATCGGCAATGCCGCGCTGCTCTTCATTCACTCGCATGGCTCACCAGCTCGACACATCCCCAAGCGGGCGGTGATCGAGCCTGCCGTCGAAGCCAATCGCGAGCTGATCTCGAAGCCGCTCGGCGATGGGGCGAAGGCACTGCTGGATGGTGATCCGGCGAAGGCACGCGCCGCGCTCGAAGCGGCCGGGCAGCTCGCGGAGAATGCAGCGAAACGCTGGTTTTTCGATTCGCGCAACAACTGGAAAGACAACGCGCAGAGCACCATCGATCGCAAGGGCAGCGCGCAGCCGCTCATCGCAGATGGCGAGATGCGCGGAGCCATAACGTACTTCATCGACGAGGGCTGACACATGCGGCGATTCTCTCAGTGGTTCACGACGCAGCGCTTGGCGCTGATCGCGTTCGTGTGCGTGACCTGCACGGCGGTTGCGAGCACGAAGCTCGTCGATCTGATCATCACCAATTCGCGCATCGACTCGACGCCGATCGGCCAGTCGGCGGCGTCGACGGGCAGATTCACCACTGTGCAAGCCGTTGGCGCAGTGGCGAACCCGGTCCCGATCAATAGCTCATGGATGGGCTGGGACGCAGAGCTGCAAGGCGAGACCGACTTCGTGAACAATCACGGCACCGGGGGCGGCGCTGCGTTCAACTGGTACACGACCAGCAGCTCGGCCCCGAACTACAACCCCAACACTCCGCTGATGTCACTGTCGCAGTCGGGCGGGCTGAATGTGGGGCTGAGTGTGTTGTCGCCGACGATCACCGCGAGCACGCTCGCGACCGGCCCCTTCGCGAATTACGGGCTGGTGCAGGCCAGCTCTGGCACCTTCCCGAGCGGCATCGCGCAGGGCAACTACCTGCTCTGGAACATCACAGGCGGCGTCGGCGAGTCGGACTTCGTGAACAATCGCGGGTCAGGCACAGGCGGCTTTCGCTGGTATCTGGGCAACCCTTCATCTCTTCCCGGCACGCTCGCGATGACGATGAACAGCGATGGATCGCTGGTCAATAGCAACGGCTTCCACGGCAACGCCGACAGCGCCACGCAGCTCAATCACACGCCGCTCAACTGCGGCGCGCAGGTGGGCGCGACCGGCATCCAGCAGAACGGCGATGCGAACTGCAATAGCTGGCCGCAGTCCGCAGGCGTAAACGGATGGACCACGCTACCGGGCGGCATCGTCATGCAGTGGGGGCAATCGGGCGTCTTCGATACCGGCCCGGTGACGCTCACGCTGCCGCACACCTTCGCGCATGGCTGCTTCACCGCCACGGTGACTGATCTCTTCCAGACGGCCTCGCGAACTGCGTCCTACGTCTCCTGCACCAGCAGCTCGATCACGGTGCGAAACAACGGCTCGGGCGCGATCTCGTACATGATCACCGGCAACTGAGGAGCGCATCATGCCACTGATCAATGTCCGCGAGCTGATGAACGATGCCGACTTCGTGCAGGACTTTCAGGTCATTCGCACCGATCCCTCCACCGGGCAATTCACGCCCGGTGGATTCGATGTGCAGCCGACCACGCTTCCCTTCCGTGGGATCTCTGAAGTCGCGCAGCCGCGCACACTTCAGATGGTGCCCGAAGGCGATCGCGTGCTCGGCTCGCGCACGTTCTGGTCGAAGGACCCGATCTATGAGACCGAGGCCACGAACACCAACGACACGACCGTGGACCCGACGCAGGGGCGCATCTCGGACGTGATCTTGTATCACGGTGAGAAGTGGAAGGTGATTCACGTCTGGGGCTGGCAGGACGAAGGCTATTACAAGGCGCTGGCCGTGCGCATGAGGGGTAACTGATGCCGAGGACGACGACCTTCCCGAACGGGCAGCAGCTCATCAGCTCCGCGCTCTCGACCATGGACGTGCAGGTGATCTTCCAGATCGCGATCGCAGGCATGCGCGGGCTGAATGCAGGCAAGGTACTGAAGACGCTCACGATCGCCAATGCGGTGATCGTCACGGTGCCGAGCAATGTGGGCTTGCAGAACGGGATGAGCGCGATCGGCATCGGCATCCCCAAGGGCGCGACCGTGACGCACGTCGATGTCGATGGTGTGAGCGTGACGCTCTCGATCGCACCGCAGGCGACGACGAGCACGATGGTGGCCTTCGGCGCGGACGCGAACGTGTTCACGCAGGTACGTGTCGGCTTTCTCACGCAGGGGCAGCCCGGTTACTCGCGCGATGCGGACACGTCGATCATCGAGGCCAACGTCGTCGATGAGCCTTACAACCGGCAGCGCAATGAGCGGCGCGCGCGCAATGACGCGACCACGGTCGGGCTGACGACCGAGTACATCCGCTGCTGGGAGATCAAGGTCGTGAACTACGGCCCCAACTCGGGAGACAATGCGCGGCTGATCAAGAGCTGCCTCTATCTCGACTGGGTGCATGACATCTTCGCGTCGTCGGGCTTGTATCTCGTGCTGGATGTTCCCGATCCAGTGCGTGCTCCGGAGAAGATCGCCGAGCAATGGTGGGAGCGCTCCGACCTCACGGTGCGCTATTACGAGGACATCATCGAGACCATGATCGTGCCCTCGATCGCATCGCTTCAGATCGTGCTCGTGCCGGACACAGGCCCGAGCGAGACCATCAACATCGCGCCCGCGTAACGGTGCGACTCTTCACCAATTCACATAAGGAGCACCGAGCGCATGAGCAGCAGCCCCGTACTTCCGCCGCAGAACCTGCCCTTCAGTAACTTCGTGCAGGTTCAAATTACGATCTCTCCGAACGGTGCCGTTCTGCCGTCATTCAATAAGGGCCTCATCATGACCGATGATGCCGGCCCGATCCCACCAATCGGTGCCAATGCACGAGTGCGCGGATATACTTCGCTGCTCGCGATGCTCGCCGATGGGTGGACCGCGCAGCAGCTCGCCTACCAAGCGGCAGCGATCCACTTCGCACAGACGCCGCCCCCGCAGAAGGTCTATGTCGGCTGCATCGTCAATACCGCGATCACCGGCACAGGCATCAGCGTGCCCGCGCTGGGCGACTCGCATCAGGGCTCGGGCTACGCCGTGGGCGATCTGATTCAGATCCCAGGCGGCACGGCGGGGCAGCTCGCGATCCTCAAGGTCGCATCGATCACGACCAACGCAGGCGTGCAGGGCATCCCGCGCACCTTCACGATCGTGCAGGCGGGCGCTGGCTATGCGGTCGCGGCGGGCGTCGCGGTGACGACTCTGACCGGCGTGGGCGCAGGCTTGCAGGTCGGCGTGACTGCGATCGGCGAGACACCGGCCGAGTCGATGAGCTATGCGCGCGCGGCAAATAGCGACTGGTATGGCTTCGTCTACTATCGCGCAGCGAGCACTGATCCCGATGATGATGTCGAGGCTTGCGCTCTCTTCGCGCAGAGCGCACAGCCACCGTGCGTGCTCTTCGCGCAGTCGGACTCTCCCGACATCCCGGCCAACTCACCCGGCAATCTCTTCGCCAACCTCAAGGCGGCGAGCTATAACCGGGTTTACCCGCTGTACATCACGACGCAGCAGGACGCGTATCCCAACAACGCATTCGCCGCGGCGGGTGCGATGGGCGTCGCGATGGGGCGCAACACCGGCGCTGCCAGCTCCTACTTCACGATGATGTTCCGCTCGATCGTGGGCATCGTGCCCGAGCCGATGGAGCAGTACGAGGTCGATAACATCTGCGGCAGCGTGGATGGCTCGGTCGCCGGTCTGAATGGGAACGTGTACGTGATGTATCCCAACACGCCGATGATGCAGAAGGGCAACGTCTCCAACGGGCAATTCTTCGATCAGATCCTTCAGCTCGACATGCTCGGTGCCGATCTGCAAGTCTCCTGCGTCGATGAGCTGGTCTCCGACGCTGCGCTCAACCAGACGGACGGGCAGCAGACGCGCTTGCTGAACCGCTGCAACGGTGCATGCGAGCGCTCGGTCGCTCGCGGCTATATCGGCCCCGGCATCTGGACCGGTCAGCCGGTGCTGAATCAGCTCAACACTGGCGACAATCTCTCCAGTGGCTATAAGTGCATGAGCGACACCTACAACAACCAAGCGCAGTCCGACAAGGTCGCGCGCAAGGCGATGCCGATCTATGTCGCGATCCGGCAGGCAGGTGTCGTGCAGTCCGTGCTGATCGCAGTCAGCGTGCAGCAGTAACGAGTGGGATAACCGGGCGCTCGGCAGCGGGCGCCCATTTCACAAGAGAGAGGATCATCCGCGATGCAGAGCATGTATTCATTTCAGGATGTGGTCGCCGTGTTCTTCCACCCACTCGTCGGCAGCTTCGAGTTCCGTGGTGAAGGCATGGGATCATTCACGATCACCAACACGACCGATCGCACGCAGCACGACGTGGCGAGCGATGGATCGGTGATGGTGAGCTATATCGCAGGCGGCAATGGTGCCATGCAGATCGAGGCGCAGCAGACCTCGGACCTGCATAAATTCCTGCTGAATTGGTTCAACATCATCTCGACCGCAGCCAATTTGCAGGACGTGTCGAACTGGGCGACCGCGCTGGTCACCATCCGATCGATACTCGATGGGAGCACGCACATCCTCAAGGGTGTTTCGCCTGCTAAAGTACCGGACAAGACCTATGGACAGGCAGGCGCACGAGTGACGTGGTCACTGATGGCGGCTGATGTCCTCAACGCCTAACCGACAACCGAAAGGCCCGCCCATGAAGTCGATCATCCTGCAAACCGACCTCGATCTGGATGGAGAGAAGTACCAGATCAAAAGAATCAAAGCAGCCGAAGGCACTTATATCTCCGAGCTGCTGCTGACCAAGATGGTGCCCGGCATGGTCGCACCACTGATGGCGCTCGGCGGTCCCGGCGCGCCGATCGATGCGCCCACCATGCAGCCCGACGAGTGGGCTTTCATTCAGCGATCGATGCTGAAGCTCATTAGCAAGTACGAACCGAATAGCGGGATGCCGCTGCCGCTGGTCAACAATGCTGGCGTGCTCACCGATGCATCGCTGGAGTACGACACCGCGACGCTGATGCAGCTCGTTACGCGCGCGATCGGATTCAATTTCTCCGATTTTTTCGGAGCAAGGGGCCTGACTCTGGCAAAGGTCCTCAACAACGTTATGGGCCAGAGCTCCGAAACTTTCCTTCGCTCGACATCTACCTCTGGCGACCAGTCCTCGCCGGACTCTGGACCCACGCCGACATCGTAAACGGGTGTTTCACCTTTGCCGATCTCATGGATGCTCACGAGTATCTGGACACGCTCGCAGACAATCGTGAGTCGGCCACGCAGTACGCCGATATGCAACGGAGGCTCCAGTGAGTGATTCCGCCGCGTTGAAAAGCTATCTCGTCGCGCTCGGCTTCGATGTCGATCAGAACGAGCTGCGCAAGTTCGACGTGGCGCTGAAGCAGGCGACCGGCTTCGCCGAGTCGCACACGACCGGCATCATCAAGCAATTCCTCAAGTGGGAAGGCGCGATCGTCGGCGGCTTCGCTGCGATCTCGGGCGCGGTGCTGGGCTACGCCGACAAGCTGGCACAGGCCGATCTCGATCAGCAAATCTTCGCCAATCGGATGTTTCTGTCGCAGGACGCAGCGAAGAAGCTCACGATCGCGACGAAGGCGCTGGGGTACTCGCTGGAAGACATCGCTTGGAATCCCGAGCTGCAATCGCGTTTCGAGAAGCTGTGGGACGATCAGGAGCGCATGCAGAAGGCGCTCGGACCGGACTATGAGCGCACCATGCTCCACATCCGCGATGCTCGCTTCGAGATCACGCGCATCGAGGTCGCGCTGCAATATCTCGGCAGCGCAGTGATCGAAAAGGTGATGACCGCGCTCGGCGGGCAGGACTGGGTGGAAAAGCTCGGGCACTGGGCCGACTTTCTGTCTGAGCATCTGCCCGAGATCAGCGACACGGTCTCGCGCTATCTGGTGCCGCTGCTGCGGGACGCCGAGCACGTTGGCGACGATGTGCTCGAAGTGCTCAAGGCCCTCGGCACGGCGTTCGTGCAGATCGTCGGCGCGATCAATGGCGACGACGGGCTGAAGGACGGCAAGCTCACGATCGACAGCTTCGGCCAGGCGATCGATGAGGTCGCGGACGATGCGGTGAAGTTCACCGACGCGATGACCTCGGCGCTGAAGGTGACGATCGATCTATTCAAGGCCATGGTGCAGCTCGTCACCTTTCACTGGGGCGACGCGCTGTCGTCGATGGGCGAAGCAGCCGGGGCAGCGACGCCGGGCGGGGTGGGGCTGATCGGGACGGGCATCCTCGGGGCAGTGCTGGGCACGGCCAGCGTGGGTGCGCTCGTGAAGCTGGGGCTGAAGGCGGGCGGGAGCTTCCTGCGGGGCGTGCTCGAAGGCGCGTCAGGGGAGCTGGGAGGCGCTGCCGCTGCGGAGGGGGGTGCAGCAGCAGCAGCCGGGGGCGCGGAGGCGGCAGGGGGCGGTGCAGCGCTGGCGGGGGCTGGTCTAGCGACAGGTGGGGTAGTCCTCGCGGGCGCTGCGATCGGCTCGGGCGTCTCGTGGTGGGACAAGCACTATGGACCCGCGTTTCGTCGCAAGCTCGGGCTGGGCGAGGATCCACGCGAGAACCGCAGGCGGCTCTGGCAAGCGATCACCGGGCAGCCGGTCGACGCGCTGGACTCTGCTTACACTGCGAATCGCGGGACACTCCTCGAGTCCGGCAACGCGGGCGGGGACGTGCAGGACATCATCGCGTCGATCGCTCGCGCGCATGGCGTCGATCCTGCGCTGGCCGCAGCAGTCGCGCAGCAGGAGAGCGGTACGCGCATGCGTGACAGCTCGGGCCGGCTGATCGAGTCGGGCGCCCACGCGCAGGGGATGTTCCAGCTCTTGCCCTCGACGGCGGCCGGTCTGGGCGTCGATGCTGGCGATCTGCGCGGCAACATCACTGGCGGGGTCGAGCTGCTGCAACATCTGCTCCAGAAGTACGGCACGACCGACGAAGCGCTCGCTGGCTACAACTGGGGCGAAGGCAGGCTCGATCGGCTGGAGAAGCGCAAGGGCGGCTTCAGCTTTAATGATCTCCCGGCTGAGACGCAGAATTACATCCGCTCGATCGAAGGCTCGATGCAGGCGCGCGGCGAGACAGTCGTCCACGTTCACGTCGCGGGCACGAACGCAACCCCGCAGCAGATCGCCGACGCCACCAAGCGCGGCATCGATCAGGCCGATCGCAGGAATCAGCGCGCGTCGCTGGCCGTCGCGCAGGGAGTCTACAACTGATGGCGAACATCCTTGGCGGGGGCGGGATCTTCTGGAACATCGTCGCAGCGTCGAGCTATGCGATCGACGCGGTGCAGCAGGCGGCAATTCTGCGCCAGATACAGCAGCAGCAAGCGGACACGGCAGCGACCGAGAGCAATGGCTATCGCCCTTCGGCGTGGGGCAATCAGGCATTGCAGACGACGCTGATCGTGCCCGGCGCGCAGGTCATCAACACCGGCAATGCCACCGATCTGAATGCGGTCAATTCGAGCGGCGCGATCAATCAGGACACCGGGCTCTTCCAGCTTCAGGTGAACGAGGGCACGACCGAGCCGACGCCCGACACGATCCTGATCTTCGATGCGGTGCTGCGACTGGAGCACGAGCACGAGATCAGACCGACCGAGCACCCGGTGCAGAACGGGGCGAACATCTCCGACGACGCGATCATTCTGCCCGCGCAGGTATCGCTGGAGATCGGGATGTCGGACGCCATGGACGTGTATACGCCGGGGCAGTGGTCCGACGCGCCGAGCAAGAGCGTGTCCTGCTTTCAGCAGCTCGACGCGCTACAGAAGACGCGCCTTCCCTTCACGCTCGTGACGCGGCTCTTCACCTACGAGAATGTGGTGCTGGCGCGCATCTCCGCACCCGACGACGCGCGCACGACAACCGGGCTGCGAGCGTCGCTGCACTTCCGGCAAATCTTCGTCGGCACGGTGACGACGACGCCGGTCAGCTCGCGCCCGCACACGACCAACGTCACCAACATCGGCACCAAGCCGTCGCTGCCGATGGACACGACGCTCGAAGCGCAGCACACACCCGCGACGCCCAATCTTGACGTGCCGAATCCGGGGCAACTGAGCAGCAATCCCACGCTGGTCGAGCCAGTACCGAATGGGAGCTGAGATGAGATGCACCTGGGCGGGCTGCAAGAGCACGGCGACGATCGCGCGCAGCGCACGCAGCAGCGGGCGCGTCTGGGCGCGGCTGTGCAAGAAGCACGACGCGCAGCTCGACGAGGCGCGCTCTGCTGTCGATCGCATGGAGTGGATCAGAGCGGTCACACGCGCGGCGGGGTTTGACGACAAGGGGAGACGCCAATGAGCCTGCAAACGATCCCGGTGGACTCGTCACCGAATCAGACCTTCACCACGCAGGTGAACGTGAAGGGCAACTCGATCACGCTCAACCTCGCGCTCTCCTACAACACGATGATGTCGTACTGGGAGATGACCATCCGCGATGCGCAGCAGAACCCGCTGGTGTTCAATCTGCCGCTGCTCACTGGCGATTACCCTGACGCGAATCTGCTCCAGCAATTCGAGTATCTGGGCATCGGCTCGGCATACATCATCAACGCATCCGGCTCGGCAGATGACTATCCCGGCCCGAACAATCTCGGCACCGACTTCATGCTGATCTGGGGCGACTGATATGGCGACGACCGACACTGGTGTGTACCCGCCGCTCTATCTGCGCACATGGCGGCTGAGGGTGCTCACGCCCGACAACGGCAACGGGCAGCAGACACTCATCGACATCTCGTCGCAGCAGGACGCGACCACGAACATGAAGATTACCTTCGACGTGGACACGCATGTGTTCCGCGCCTACTGGCAGGCCGAGATCGTCATATTCAACCCTTCGCTGCAACTGACCCAGATGATCGTGCAGGGCAGCGAAGTGTCGCTCGCCGTGGGCTATCGCGCCGATGGGGAGCCGACCGAGATATTCCGCGGCGTCGTCTATCAGCCGCTATGGGAGAAGCGCGACGCCACGGACGTGATGCTCACGCTGCTCTGCATGGTCGGGCTCGACAAGCTCACCAAGAACATCATCCATGTGGTGACCGGCAAATTCGCGCAGCAGCGCGACATCGTGCTCGCCATGGCGCAGGGAGCCAGCTCGCCGATCACGATGGGCTATCTCGCACCGCAGTCGGACTTCCGCGTGCAAGCGCTGCCGCGATCGGCGACCATCTTCGGCACGCCCTCGACGCTCTTCGCCGATGTCGCGAAGGCAAACGACATGGTGTGCTTCCACGATCAGAACGGGCTGAACCTCGGCAAGCTCGCGCGCAGCGACTCGTCCGTGGACATCACCTATGCGCCGCCGCTGCAACCGGGGGACCCGCCCGACACCGCAGCGACGACGCACTCGCTGCTGGGCGTGCCGCAGCAGACGGAGCTGGGCGTCGCCTATCGCACGCTGATCGACCCGAAGCATCGCGTCAAGCTGCCGCCCATGCAGGTGCAGCTCCGCAACTCGATCATCCGGCAGCAAGCGATCCAGCCGGGGCAGTACCAGTCGATCCTGTCGCAGGACGGGGTTTATCTCACTGCCGGCATTCGCTACATCGGCGACACGCGCGGCAACATCTGGGAGTCGCAAGTCGAGGCAGTCACCAGCGTGCAGGGCATCCTCGCGCTCGCGGGCGGAGGTAACTGATGGCGCTGAATGTGCTGGAGCGCGTACAGCCGCAGGGGATGGCGATCGCCGAAGCCATGACGCAGGTGCGCGGCGAGATCAGAGTCTCCGCGCCTGCGATCGTCCAGAGCTTCGACGCGGACGCGCAGACGATAGTGGCGCTGATCGCGATCGGCGAGCGCATTCGCCTGGGCGGGGGCGTGCTGACGGATGTCACGTTCAAGCCGATCGCCGACGTGCCGATCTGCATCCCGCAGGGCGGCATCTGGGCGCTGACCTTCCCGATCCAGCCGGGCGACGAGTGCGATCTGCTCTTCGCCGATGGCTGTATTGACTCGTGGTTTCAGAACGGCGGGCAGCAGGCGCGCATGGACGGGCGTCGTCACTCGATCGCCGATGCGATCGCGATCTTCGGGCTGCGCTCGCAACCGAGGAAGCTCACCAGCTATTCGACGACGAGCGCACAGCTCCGCTCCGAAGACGGCAATACGGTGATCGATCTCGCGGATAACGTGATCACGATCCGCGCGCAGACAGTGAACGTCGAGAGCACCAACGCGACGATACAGGCCAGTCAGAAGGTGCAAGTGGAGGCGACGACGGAGATCGACATCACCTGCACGGCGGGCGTGAAGATCAACGCGACCGACTGGGCAACGCACACACATTCAGGCGTCACTGCCGGTGGCGGCGTGACCGGACCGGTGGTTCCCTAATGGCGACGATCACAGTGCAGGCGCTCGACGCGAACGGCGAGCCGATCATGGCGGGCGGGCAGGAGACGTTCAAGACCGATCTGGATGCGGTCGCGCAGATCATCGGCACCACGCTCAAGTTATGGGAGGGCGAGTGGTGGGAAGACCGCACGCAGGGCACGCCCTACTTCCAGAAGATTCTCGGCACCAATCGCACCGTCGATGGAGTCGCGGCGGTGCTCAAGGCGCGCATCGAAAGCGTGCCCTATGTGACCAGCGTCACCAACGTTCAGTGCGTGATCTCGAATCGCGCGCTCATCTACAGTGCGCAGGCCAACACGCCTTTCGGCGTTCTTAATATCTCGACGGGAGGCTCGGCGACTTCATGAGCAGCGGATATGCGCCACCGACAATAACTGCGGCAGGCATCGATACGACCGGCGCGACCTATCAGCTCTGCCGCGACGATCTGCTCGCCATCTTCCAATCCATCTACGGCCAGAACACCTACTTGGGCATCGACTCCGCGCCCTACCAGATGATCTCGGCCTATAGCGCCAAGTGGAATGATCTGCTGAATCTGCTCAAGGGCATATTCAACGCGCAGTCACCGAAGACCGCCATCGGCGTGCATCTCGATCAGATTCAAAAGCTGCTCGGCATCGCACGCGCTCTGGGCGGCAACTCGCAGGCCCCCGCGCTCGTCACCGGCACGCCCAACTTCGTCGTTCCCGGTGGCGTCGTGCGCGACGCGAATGGTCTGCTGTGGGACCTGCCGCTGAATCTTCAGATCGGCGGCTCAGGCACGGTGAATACTGTGCTCACCTGCGAGCAGATCGGCCCGATCGCAGCAGCAGCGGGCACGATCACCGCCATGGTGAACCCGGTCGCGGGCTGGACGTCGGTCACCAATACGGCGGATGCCAATCTCGGCAGCTCGATCGAGACGGACTCGCAATTCCGCGCGCGCGGCACGATCTCGGTCGCGCTGCCCTCGCTCACCATGCTGGCCTCAGTCGAGGCTGCGATCGCAGCCGTGCCTGGGGTGACGCGGTATCAGGCGTATGAGAACCCGACCGGCGCACCGGATGCGAACGGTCTGCCCGCGCACTCGATCTCGGTCGTCACCGAGGGCGGCGACCCGGCAGTGATCGCGATGGCGGTCTATCAGAAGCACGGCATCGGCGCGGCCACCTACGGCACGACCACGATCGTCGTCACCGATCCCTTCACTGGCGGCACCTTCGCTTGCAACTTCTACGAGGTTGCCTACGTGGATGTGTACGTCACGGCTGATGTGCAGGGCTTCACCGGCTACTCGGGCACCGTGCTCACGCAGATACAGGCGGCGATCTCGAACTATCTCAACTCGCTCCAGATCGGCGAGACGGTGACCTTTTCCGGCATCATCGCAGCGGCGATGGCGGTCGCGGGCAACATCTCGCAGCCGCTCTTCAGCCTGAAGAATCTGAAGCTCGGCACCGCACCCTCACCGGGCGGCACTGCCGACATCACGATCCCGTTCAATGAGGTGTCCAAGGGCATTCTCGGCAACGTCATTCTGACCCAGCTCTAAGGAGACTCATGTCTGCATCTGGCTATGGCGTCTTGGGGTATGGCGTGGGACCGTACGGCGGCAATCCGCTGCTCGCCTATGACATCTCCTACTATCAATCGCTGATCACGAGCGAGTATCAGGCCAACTCTCCCAACTTCATCGCATGGGTGACAGCGCTTTTGCAGAAGCTTGTCGATCTCAGTCAGGTCGCCGAGCTGATCCCCGACGCATACGATCTCGATCTGGCGATCGGCAATCAGCTCGACGTGCTCGGGCTGCTGCGCGGTGTGTCGCGGCAGCTCCCCTTCACGCCCACCAGCGACACGCCTGTGCTGACTGCTGCGATCCAGACGACGTTCAATGAGGGCGCAGCAGGCACGACGATCGTCGGCACGCACCCTGCGGTCGATCTGCCGGGCGTCGCGTGGATCAGCAGCTCGGGCGATGCGACCTTTCAGACGGGCGGGGGCGCCCTCTTCGCTGCTCACTCGCTGATCCTGATCAAGCCCGGTTATACCGACTTCACGATCACGCTCGGCGGCGTCGCGCTCACCGGCCCCGAGTCGCAGGTCTTCTACTTCCGCATGGACGACGCGATCACGACCGGCGTCGTGCTGACGATCAATGCCGATGGAAGCTGGTCGATGGTCGATGTGTCACCGGGCACGACCGGCAATACCACGCTGGCGAGCGGGCCTGCGGGCGACGTGCCGCTGCACGGTGCGATCGCGCTGACCTTTCGCGGCTCGCAGATCCTCGGCACCATGCTCGGTAAGCCGATCTCGTGCAGCTCGCCGATCGGCAGCAATACGCCGCTGCATTCCGACTTCGCGGTCGATACCAACGGGATCAGCTCGGGCGTAGGGACGACGCGCATCGCCTCGCTGGAGATCGACTCGACCATCTACCCGCCGATCTCGTCGATTCTCGGCGATGAAGACTTTCGCACGCTGCTCCGCGC